ATGGGACGGCTTATACCTCAACCAGTCATAGCTGTAGTTGCTGACTTTGCAGCAATTAATGAAACCCATGCCAGCCTTGATAGCTTGTTTGCTTACGCTGATGCCCCTGGTGAGCCTCCACTAGGTTCAAAGCATGTCAAAGCTCTGGAATGGTTAAGACGTATCAATAAAGAAAGCGAAGATCCACTGACTATCTTAGGCCGCTTGATTGAAAACTATATGGAGTCTGAACTCCCTAAAAGCCCTGAGTATGAATGGGAAAAAAAGAAAGTCGATTTCGTAAATAAAATGCCTGACCTTCTCGGCCGTTATGGACTGCAATATGTCACTGGCGGGTATATTACTGACGGTTCATCCATAGCCTCCCTTTCCTTGAAAGAAGCCATAGAAAAACGCAATATACCGGCAGTAGAGATGGAATTTACGAGAGCGATGGAAAACCTTCATACTGATCCCAGAGAAGCGGTTTCAGCAGCATGTAATATTTTAGAATCAACTTTCAAAATATTCATTACGGACGAAAATCTTGTTATTCCAGCAAAGCAGGATTTACAAGGGTTATGGAAAGTAGTTCGTGAACATCTTGGCTTGGACACGAAAGCGATAGAAGATGAAGATCTAAAACGTATTTTAAGTGGTCTATATTCGTTGACGGACGGCATAGGCTCACTCAGAACCCATGCCAGTTCAGCTCATGGTGCAGGGCGTAAGATTTATAACCTCAAACCACGGCACGCAAGGCTGGCTATCAATGCGGCTCATACCTTAACTATGTTTATTCTCGAATCTTGGGATGAAAAAAAGAAGTGACGTAACTTTCCAAGCCCATCATCCATAATGGGCTTAGATATCATGTTACAAATCTACTGAGTTGAAAGTTTAATTTCTTTTTATTTTGACTATTTGTTTAACTACTGCTTTGTTTCTTTGAGTTGGCACAGCAAGATTAGGAGTTAAAGGCACATTGAACGGTAAATTTGGATACCACTCGCCTTGCTCACGATTTCTTCTGAGCATCCAATTTTCTGCCAACCAGCAAAAATTACCATAAAACTTGATATTTACACTCCGGCGGGCTGTCAAATACGGTTCAAACTCTTTCGCTAAAAAGATAACTGTCGAACCAAATACTTTGTATAAGAACATCTCATCATACAAACCATTTCTGATCGCATTCGCACATCTTTCCCATTCATTAAAAACAGTCATTAATGCGCGAGCCTCCTTCGTTTGCCTTACCTCATCCCTACCCCACATTTCTAATGGTATTAGTTTTCTCACTTTAAGGATATTGAGTATTGTTTGCCATGCATCTTCAACCTTGTCACTTCGTTTGTAAGATGACTCAAAATCCAGCGAGTTCTTTTCGCGAGATGTTTGTCGTTGTTTTCGTATACTCACAACAGCTATAGCTGCTGCGATCAATGCTGCAATTATAGTGCTGTAAAAAGTAGGGTTTTCTTTCCAAAGACGTTTCAAAACTACAAGGATCGCATGCCAGAAGTCATGATTCATTTTGCTTCATCCAAAAACAAAAGAGGCGGACGCTAAGGCCCACCTCTGAGAATCTATAAAATGAGTAACTATTTATTTGGAGATAAAAACACCCCAATCCTCTTCACGATAGATTTTTCTCATAGTAAGTACCTCTCTAGTTGGCTCATCTTTGGTTAACAAAGCTTGGACGTACTTTATACACATTAGGCAAAAGAACTACAAGCAAGTTCATTCGTTTTCAGCTTTTGTCCAGTAACCATCCTACTTAAAAGTACCTCTATCAACATGTTATGTTGTATCACTATCATAGCAAAACAAGAGCAAATAGCATAACCGATCCACGTAAAACCAAGTAAACCTTTTATTTTTATAAAGATACAATCACTCGCTCAAGAAGAACCACACATCAAAACTGAAATCCACTGAAATTCTTTTCAATCTTTTCAGTTCCGTTTTTTCTGCAAACCGCCAGCAGTGGCACGGTCTGGCGGTCTGGTTTGTAGAAAAATAAAACTGAAAAATTTCCCCGATCCAAAACCCGCAGGCGGGTGCGGTGTAGTGCCGTTTTTGTCTGTGACGACTTTATTTTGTCGGCGCGTGGCTGCGCCAGCAAAGCGGGACGGATGCGATCGTGTTGATGGGGTGCGGGGCGATGATGCGGGGCGTGACGCGCTCAGAACGCGCCGTAGCGCGTCTGGTGAGGGGTACAAAAAAGCCCGCAGGGCGCGGGCTGTCGGGAGGGGATCAGGCGATGATGCCCTGGTACTTGCTGCGGGTCTGCCCCGCTTTGCCAGCCGTCTGCGTAAAGGCGCTGGCGTTGGTCGGCGTGCCGGTGTCGGGGTGGGTGTGGCTCGCGCACTGCTGCGCCAGCTCTGCCAGCAAATCAATGGTGTCCAGCATCATGGCCAGCGTGTTCACGCTTTCGCTGCCGATATGGACAGTCGCGCCAATCACCTGCTGCCCGCCAGCGGCCACGGATTTACGCAGCGCGGCAATTTTCTCGGTGAGTGCCCCCTGTGTTTCAACGCTGATATTCCCGGCCACGGTGGTGGACTGTCTGCCGGTGATATCTGTCTGCGCGTCACCCTTCACGCTGGCCAGAGTGTTGCCCCCGCAGGCCATCGCAAAATCGCCTGTTGTCACGTGCTGAATATGCCCGGCCATCAGCGTGGCCGTTCCCAGCACCGTGGTTTTATCCGTGGCCTTGATCGTGGTTTCGCGCGTCACCATTTCGCGGGTTTCAGTATCCGCCCTGACATTACGTGACATGGAGGTTTCCCGTATGGCCTGATCGGTCTGCCGCTCCCAGTCACCGCCCTGCGTCACGCGCTGCGACACTTCCGCGCGTTGCTGTTGCAGCTGCTCCCCCGGTTTCACATCCGGCAGACTGGTGCCCTCCGGCATGGTCTGGCGCACAAAGGGTTTATCCGGCCTGCCGCCTGTAAATCCGACTTCGACCAGTGTCCCTTCGGGCGGAAACTGAAACATGCCGGAATCATTACCGGCCATCGGCACCGGCAGTGGAACCGCAGAATAAACCGGCGTGCTGCTGTCCGGGTTTCCGTCTGCGTCAAGCAGCTGCACATCAACCGCATAGCGGGGGCGGAACGGGTCGGCAAAATTCCCGCTGCTGGCCGGTTCGCTTGCCGCCATCACGCGGGCAAATTTCGGCAGGTGCAGACCGCTGGCCAGCTCAGGGAAATGGCTTTCAATCTGTCGCTGCGCCGGTGTTTTTTGCAGGGGTGCGCCGGTCGCCCTGTTGCGTGGTGTCCAGGTGATCGCCATCGTGTCATTGGTCAGACTGACCTTTGTTACCCGTTCCCCGTTCATCTCCACGCCGGGGCGCATGGTCTGGATAACCGGCAGCGTCATGGTGTTGCCCCCTGCCGCGCCCTGGCTGAACTCATGCGGGATATCGACCGGACGCCCGGCAAACAGTGACGTATCCGCGCCGCCCACATACAGGGAGCCATCCGGCAGCTGATACCAGACATAATCGACCACACCAAAGGCTTTGCCGAGATTGTTAAGCAGCTGGAACCCCGTCCCGGAATGGGTGAAATGCGGGATCGGTTTGTCAGTGTAACCGGCCTCCGGCACGGCAACCGTCAGCCCGCTATTTTCCGTCAGCCAAGCGGCGACGTCCCGCAATGTGGGATGCTGGAAAGAGCACGGCCACAGTTTTTCAAACACGCCCGCCAGCTCACGCACAAAGAGGCGAACAAACCCGTTTTCCGCAGGCTGCGAGCGCTCAACATACCCCGTAAACCAGCGATACAGCGCGTCGCTGTAGCCAATATCGAGACGCACCATTTTGCCGGTGTAATCCTGCCCGGTTTCAGCGGTAATGAAGCCGCGCCCGCAGGCGTTCAGCTCCAGCACCATATTCACATCAGCCAGATGCACCTCATCGCCGGAGAGGTACAGGCGCTTAATCGGTTTCATGCTTACCCCAGCGCATCGTTAACGGGTTTCAGTACCTTACGTTCGAACCACGTCATTTTTTCCGCATCCTCGGCGGCATCTGCCCCGCTGCTGCTTCCCCCGGCAGTCTGCGCCGTACTGGTTTTGCGCGTGGTTCTGGCCGCTTCTTTTTTCTCTGCAACGCTCAGCTGTTCAGACAGCGTGAACGTCACCGCCCACGACATGCGCCCGTCCTGCTGGGGCGCGTCAATCGTGCCGCTGAACGTGGCTTCCCGCAGGTTCACCGCGCGGGCGACGTCATTAGCCACGCGGTACACCACGCGCTTTCCGCCTGAATCGGTGGCATTGGCCAGCTGGAAAAGACGCCGCAGGACAGCCACGTCTTTAAACGCAATTTCGCCGTTGATACGCAGCTCTTTGCCTTTCGCGCCCTGCTCTGCTTTGCTGGTTGCGCTGGTCTGCCCGGACTGGTCTTTGTCGGGAAATTGCTGGCTCAGGGTGACACGTATCCCTTTCAGCGGGATGGCCTCGCCATTAAGCGCCAGTGTTGTGGTCATCGTCATGGATAATCTTCCTGATACTGCTTAAATCCTCCCCGGCCAGCATCAGCGCGGCAGTGTAGACCGAGGACAGCGCCGGGATGCCGCTGACCAGCTGGCGCAGGATATCCGCCGCGTTACCGCTGGCACTGAATACCCACGCCCGCGCATTTTTGCCGGTCACACCGCCCGCGCCGGTGGCAATATCCGCCAGCAGCCCGGCACGGCGGGAGGTGAAATCAGCCAGCGCGGTTTTCAGGCCATCCATACTCAGCCCGCTGGCCGCGCCAGCCTGTGAAATCGCGCTGGCGCTGCTCACCGTTCTGGCCGTGGGTACAGACAGCGGCAACGCCGCAGGTAACCCGTTCAGTGCTTTCGCCGGTTTCTGCATTTTTACCGTGGCCAGCTCCGCCGCCGAACGCGCCAGACGGCTGACCTGCGTAAACGCCGGGGCGGGGAAAACCGCTGTCAGCGGATCGAGGTTCGACATAAATTCGTCGTGCGTCTGCCCGGTGGCCATCATGATCACCACGTCCGTTTTGCCGGTCACGCTGGCCAGTTTTTCCCCCAGCCACGCGATGGCATTGGCGGGACTGAGATACGCGCCGTTACTGGTCTGCTGTCCCAGCCCGTACACCCACGGATGCGCGGCCACGATGGAACAATTCAGCGCCGGGAGCGAGTCAGGCAAAGCCAGCGTGGCTTCACGCCACATACGCGGATACCTCCGGCCAGTTGATATCCGGTGCGCCAGTCAGATCAACCGTTTCAAGCGCATCAATATAATCAAGCCAGCCGTTCAGCGTGGTCAGTTCCGTATCGCTGAGCGTCCGGCCTAATGTCAGCTTTGTCTGGGCAACAATAATTTTGCTTTTGGCCGCTTCCAGCAATTCACTTTTTTTGCTTTCCGCCTGCTGCGTAATTTCTGCCGGTGAATATTCGAATGGCTTAATGTTTTTCCCGTCAAATAACCAGCGTTTGCCATTATCAAAAAAATCCTCCGGCACGGCTGACTTTTTAATTTCCGCAACAGACAGGCCATCGGGTGCCAGCATGGAAACATCCCAGGCCGACGCAACAATATTCCCCGCGTTATCAAACATAATTTTTAATGTGGACGCCGCGAATAATTTTTGCGATTCATACCAGTCGTTACCGTTCTCATCGGTATAAAACACGATAGCCAGATCGCTCACCGTTTTTATTTCGCATGTGAAATTTTTCATTAACATAATAGTGTCCCTTATGCGTAAGCCGCCGTTACCCACGCGCCATTAATCAGGTATTGCAGAGGGCGCAGACGTATCCAGTAGTTTGAACTTCCGGTATCTGCCCAGGACGTCATAACGCCGCCCGTGAGTCGCTCATTGTTGCCGCGCTCCTGAATGGCTGACGACGCTCCCAGCCGTACCCCCGTAATAAATCTCGCGTTGGCTGATGCCTGCGTGTGATAACGCGCGTCAAAATTGGCATAGTTGCCCGGAATAATTTGCTCTTTCATCTCCAGGCGCCCGGAGCGGGTATTGATATACCCCGTTGTCCCGACTTCCGGGCTTACGCCATCCGTCAGCGTGCAATAAAAACCAATCCCGTACCAGGATTTGATCATCACGTTATTATTGCCAAACCCTGCATAATCCGCGCCTGTAAAAAATCCGTTTCGCGCTCCACCGACCGTTATTCCGCCGTCAAACTGAACCATTTTAGAAAATGTACCGCCCTGGCTGGCAGAGACAGCATCAACGTTTGCCGCAGTCGGTCTGTTTGCCGCGTCATACTGCAGTGACCATGCAGACCACACATTATTGAAATACGTGCGGATATAGCTGCGCGAATTATTATAAATACGGTAAACCTGCGTAATACCGGCGTGTTTATATACCTCAAGTGAACCCGCGTTAGCTTCCGGGTAATTTGTGCCAGCCGCTGCAAAATCATTTGTATTCTGGTAATACAGCCCCGGTGTCATAAACGTGTTGAGATCAGCCGCATTGCCGATAGCCACCGCCTGACCGTTAAAAATATCCTGCGCCGTCACGTTAATATCAGCGGATAATTCCCGGCCATTGACCTTGCGGGTCAGCGGAACCCGGCTGTTTGCATTGACATTTGCTGCCCTGACGGCTTTTGGTGTCGCGGCCAGTGTCTCGCTGTCACTGTCCGTCGCGCTGCTCAGTTGCGTGAAGCCTTTTGCGCTGGTTGTGGCGTCCGGGTGATTGCGTGACTGCTCATGCTTTTTCAGCGCGTCGCTGGCGTTCTGCTCGTTAAGGGTGCCTTTCGGACGCAGATCGGTGACCGTGCCACTGGCGTCAATACTGGCCAGCGCAAACACATAATGCTGCACACCATTCTGCACATAATCCGCCTGGTTCGCGGCCACGGTGATTTTGCTCTGCACGGCCCAGGCGCTGGTAAGGCTCCCCGTCCAGCACACATCCAGCCAGACTTTGACGGGCTTTGCGCTCACCGCAATATTCTGGTTTGCCGCCAGCTGCGCCCGCAGCCCGGCAACATAGCCCGCCCCCTGCGTCACAAAATACTGCGTGCCGGTTTTACCGACCAGCCAGCCATCACCGAAAAATGCCGCCGCGCCGTAGAGATCGCTGTTTTCCAGACGCTGGCGCTCATCCATTCCGGCCATACGGGCAGTAAAATCGATCTGCCACGTTTCGGCAGGGGTACTAATGCCCGTTTCAGTCTGTGCGCCGTCGAATTCCATTAAAAACGAACGGGTCAGCACATTGCCCTGCTGGCCTGCTGCGGTCTTTATTTTTTGCTGTTCCGGGGCATGCACCACCATGGCCAGCGTGTTGCTGGCTTTGTTAACCAGGCCTATCCAGTTAAAGGAAAAATCGCCCACCTCCGCGCCCAGCACCACGGAAAACACCACCGCGTTGTCGTTAACCACGCCGGTGCGGGATACGGCCTGCCGGTGAACAATCTGCGCCGCAGCGGGCACCGTTTCCGCGCGGTTGATGGGTTTTGAAGGATCAAGCCCCGGCACCAGGGCAAAAACAAATTCATCCAGAACAATAGATTCATTGCTGATTGCCTGGCTGGCTTTCCACTGTTCAAACGCCGTGGTAATTGCGGTCTGTGACATTCCTGAATCTCCTTACACGCTTGCGCTGAATACCGTGGTGGCGCTTCCTGTACTGTCCAAGCTGGCCGGATAACAAACATATTCCCCCTGATCCCAGCCTGCACGGATGGCCAGTTTTTCGGAGGTGATAACTTCAAACTGGTAGCGGCGGCACGTCCGGCCATACTGCTGAATAATCCGCATCATCAGTTGCGTGTTACTCGCTATCTGCCCGTCCGTGACGCGCAACACAATCACGTCCCAGTCAATCCCCGGTTGACGCTCCAGCAACTCGACCAGACCGATCCCCAGACGCTGGAAAATATTGATAAACCCCTCAACCGAACCGGCATCCGCCGCATTCACAAAGGCATACGCCACGCGTTTGCGGAACAGCGCCAGCGGTTCGCCATCAAACCGGCTTATGTCGCGGTCATAGGCGATCAGGCTCAGCATCGCTTCTGTACAGGTCAGCGGATCAAGCTGGTTCACCGGCCAGGTTACCCAGCCGTAAACCTGCTGCCAGAATGTCCGGGCGGCTCGCAGCAATTTCAGCGGCTCCCCCTCATTCATCCAGAACGGCAGCGCCAGCCCGGCCAGTTTTTTCATAAATTCAGGCATTTTCGAGCCTCACAATTAACGACTTAAGGCGCGGGACACTCAGATCGCTGACAATGTCCGGCAGGGAGAACACAAGGGAGTCAGCCAGCGAAAAGGTCTGGTGTACCTCCTGCGCCAGCCGCGAGAAGCTGAAACGCGCAAACGGCCAGGTTTTATTCACGTCATAATTGGCGTTTTCCCGGAACGCGCAGCGCACCATGTTTTCGACGCCGGTACGCAGTGCGGCGCGGTCATCGTCTCCCACGTTCGCCAGATTTTTGACATACACCGTGACCGTCAGATCGTGAAGGGTTTCCGGCATCGCAAAACACTGCATATCGTCGCCGTGCCCATGGTGTCCCTGTGTCGTGATGTGGTCATTGACCGCCGCGATAAATGGCTCAGACGTCACGCCTGTATCAAGCAGAAGATAGGCATTCGCCGTGCCTGGCCCACGCGGCGCGTCATGTTCAAAAAACACCCGGTCAATGCTCAGCCCGGCCACGCTGGCAATCATCGAGCGGTAAACCGCGTCGGTGTGATAATTGCCGACCAGATTGAACTGGTTGCGGCAGCGTTCGCGCAGCTCATCATCACTTTCCTCATCCGCGCCCGGCGTGGTCAGCCAGTCTTCTTCATTGACGGCGTGGCTGATACCGTCAACGGCCACCGGCAGAATGCGGTAATAGCCCGGCGCGAGGTTATACGCGCCACCCGTTGCGCTGGCCTGTACCGGGATCAGGGCGCTGGCTTTGTCAGCGGAGAGGGTGAAATCCGCAGTAGTGACCACAACGTAAATCACCCCGTTAATACGTTCCGTCTGTATCACCGTGCCCGCCTTCACCGTCACCACAGCGGCGGCGTCTGTCTTGTAAAAACGCACCACGCCCTGCGCCGCGCTGGCGGGTTTCGCCGTGACATTCACCGCCCAGGCAAGCAGGCGCAGCAGACTGCCGGACGCCGTGGCGACAAACATATTGGCCAGCACCGCATTAATCAGCGCATCCTTAAGCCACAGCACCGGCGTGGTCACAATCGCCGTGACAAGTCGCCAGAAAGGCGACATGCGCGAGGTGTTAGTGATAATCCCCTCTTCGGCCACGATGGCGTTAAACCGGGTGCGCAGCTCGTCAGATGTGACCGGCATTCCCGATTGTTTCACCACGGCTTCAAAATCGACCTGCGGTTTTTCTGTCACAGCTCCACCCTCGTTGAAATCGCGCCAAATTCCCACGTCCCGGCAGTGATCCACAGTCGTGTAAGGCTTTCCTCGGTGATCACCACGCTGCCCGGTTCAATGCGTTCATCACTTTCGATCAGCAGTTCAAGCCGGGTGAGAATATCGCCGCGCAGGGTCGGACTGCGCTCAGCGATAAGCTCCGTCGCAAGCCCGCTCTCTAAAATGGCGTGAACAATGTCCTGCCCGATGCTCTGGCTGTTATTACACAGGATCGGTTCGTTTCCCGGATTAAGTACAAAGTCACGCCCGTCTATCAGCAAATCAATATAAAAAAGGTCACTCATGAATGTAATTCCTGCCACTCCGCAAGCTGCCCCGGCGTAAAAGGCTGCTGAGTGGTAATATTCAGCGTGCCGATTTTCTGGCTGCGATCAGTCACATTACTGGCGCTGGCAGAAATAGATTTACTGATACCCCCCTTATCAGTCTCCGTTAATTTTCCGCCCGTTGATAATGTGTTTTGGGTTAATACCGGCGCAGTGACGCCCGGCGCATTAACCGGCACCGCATTAATTGCGGCATCTGCCGCCAGTGAAATATTCACGCCGGGTATTTTATTTAATTTCTCAACAATCCAGTTCCACGATTTAAGAAACGAGTCTTTTATTGTGTTCCAGATATTCTCGAACAGGGAGACAATACCGCCCGCCATATTTCCCAGCGCCTGCAATGGCGAGAAACCGGAAAGCAGGGCAGTGAATCTGTTCCAGCCATCACTGATATATTCCCATGCGCCGGAAAAAACCCCGGCCAGCCAGGTGATATAGCGCTCAACCAGCTTAAAGGCAGTGGTATCCATTACCGCCGCTTTCACGGTGTCCCAGTGTTTAATCAACATGTAACACCCCACGGCCAGTAACGCGATGGCACCGATGATCAGCAGAATTGGCCAGCTCATAAAATTGATGGCCGCGCCGGTCAGCACTGACGCGATACGCACCGCCAGCAGTACACCGCGCAGCGTGGCCAGGCCTGCCGCAAAAGCGGCATACGCGCCCCGCACAAGCCATAACGCCACTACGTGCACTTTTGCGAGCGCAGTCACGGCGGCAAAGATGCCCCTTAAGCCGGTCATAATGAACAGAGACGCCCCCATCACAATATTGGCGAGCGCCCCGGCTCCGGCCAGACTCAGCACAGCCAACGTGGCATAACCGATCACGCGGGCGATATTGGGAAACATCTGCATCCATTTCGCGAACGTCGCGCCCATATCCGCCAGGCGGTTAAGCAGCGGATACAGAACGGGGATCAGCGTCAGGCCAATAACGGTCTGTACCGCCTTCAGGATGGCCACGAAGCGATCCCACGGCTTGACCATTTTCGCGGCCATCTCCTGCGTACGTTTCAGCCCGTCCGAACCGCCCAGCTCCGTGATGTTGCGCTGCAACAGCGCCACGTTGCCATAAAGCTGTTTGACCACGGCGGAACTGTCACCAAAGGCGTCATCCAGCTCTTTCTGGGCTTTCAGGTTTCCTTCCAGGCTCTTGCCGTATTTGCCCTGCAACTTCTCCAGCATGGCGGGCATGGACAGCAGATTGCCGCTGGCATCCTTAAAGGACAGCCCCAGTTTTTTGGCACCTTCCACCGCGCCGGTCATGAACCCTTCGTAAGCGCTACTGGCTTCCGTTCCCAGCGTGCGGCTTAACTGGCCAAGCACGGCCAGTTGCTCATCAAGCACGATATTAAAGTTAGTCCCGACGCCGCGCGCGCCCTCCATCAGGTCTTTGATGGTGCCCATCTCCGCGCCGAACTGCTGGCGCATATACGCCATCTTCCCGGCCAGCTGCTCCGCAAACTGCACTTTCCCCAGCCGCTCCGCCTCACTGCGGAAGTTGCCGAACATCTGCCCCATAAATTCCGCCGTTTCGGCAGAGGTGGCTTTCATCGCAAATGCCAGCGTGTTGGCCACCTTCGTCACCTTCGGCAGCTCCGTGGAGGTCAGCCCGGCAATGGCACCGTTGATTTCCGCCGTGGCGTTAACAAAATCCACCGCGCTGGCGCCATACTGCACACTGAAAAGCATGGCATCCCTGCCCACCGTTTTGAGCGCCGTGCTGTCGATGCCCCGCGCGGAGGCCTCGTTAAGCGCGTCGTACATATCAATAGCCGGACTCAGCGCACCTTTAATCGTCTGCGCGACGCCATACATCGCCAGCGCCCCGACGCCAATCCGCTTAAAGGCATCCTTTGATTTATCTGCAAAAGCCGTTACCGATTGCTGCGCCTGTTTTAACGGGCGCGTTAATTTGTCGATAAGGCTTAATGTAAAATCCAGTTGTTTCATCAGGAACCTTTAAAGGCTTTGCCTATTCCGTTAGCCACTGCCGTGGCCATATATTCCCAGTGCCGGTTATCCAGCCAGATGGCAGCAGCAATATCATCGATATTGTCATTCCCCTGCGGGAGATAATGACGACGCAGAATTAAATATTGTGAGAGTCCGTTTGATTCAATCGCCTGAACCCGTTGCGTTAGTTTTTTACTTCGATTTCCAGCTCAGGCGCGAAAATATCATTCACTTTCGCCGCAATCTGGAGCGCCGCGCCCGGTCGGGTAATAATACCGGAAAGGGCTTCTTTGCTTTCCGGCGCGATAATGCGGTTTAAATAATTAACCGCAGGCGCGACTTTATTATCCATTGACACATCATTAATAAATTTATTGTAGGCAGTTGTGTTCGGTTCAAATACCAGCGCAACACCGGCAACCGTTAATTCAATTTTTTCCATTTCCTAATCTCTCTCGTTGATTAATTTCATCGACCAGCGTGTTATGACGTGCCGCACAGTCGGTATATAACGTCTGGTAATCCAGTAACGCCCCGCCAATAAAGAACCCGGTTGTACCATCAAGGCGTGGTAGTTTTTCCGGGCATTTCGTTTTGAGGTTTTCCTGATAACGCACGTTCGGCACGGTCGGCGTCGTCGTTGAACATGCGGACAAACTCATCAGACACACACACGTTAGTAAAAACCGGTTTAACAAATTCATGGCGTATCTCTTTGGGTCGGGTCTTTTGCAGGTCGGCCAGCTTATCTTCAAGGCGTCGCCCGGAGGCGCTGGCAATGTCCTGCACCACTTTGCCGGTCGCTGCTGCCGTCCTGGCGATGGCCAGATCAACACTGTCCCGCTGCCATGCTTTCACCTGCCAGCCCGCAAAGAAAGCCAGCGCCAGACCGGCCAGCACAGCCAGTGCCGCCCGGCTCATCAGCGCACCCCGTTATGCTCAAGGCTGAAATGATTGCCATCCGGGTTCGTTTTAAAGCGCCCGCCCCAGCTGCCACCGAGGCTTTCCCAGTACTCGCCCAGCGGGCGATAGGCTTCGGTCTGCGTCTGGTACACCCCGTTAATGAACAGGTTGAAATCCACCGCAAGGCGCTGCGTGTGCAGGCTGTTGGAAATACCGCTGCCCTTTTTCGCGTTCAGTGCCGCCTGTTCCGGGGTGCGGAATGCCTCGCCAAATGTCAGACGGTAGCCCCTGCCCTGCGCCCAGTGGATCAGATCGGCAATCAGTACCGTAAACAGTTGCTGTTTTTCGCTCAGCGTCATTCTTTGTCACCTTCCTGTTTGCCCGCCGCGCGGCGGCGTAACCACATTTCGACCGCCTGATAACCGGCAATCCCCAGCCCTGCCCCCAGTCCCTGAATGGCCAGTGGGCTGGCATCCGGTAACTGGAGAAGCACCGCGCCCGCAGCCACGGAAACCAGACTTCCCAGGATCACACGCCCGGCAAACAGGCGCAGCGTGATGGGGTCGTCGCTGGTCAGCACTTTAGCAATGGCAATCAACGCGCCGATAACCAGCAGAGAAATCAGGCTTTGCTCGTCTTTACTCATTGTTTTCCCTATCCGATCAGGTTTTCAGTGGCTTCCGCTTCCAGATACGGAATGCCGTCAATATTGATAAAACGCGGGTCGGTCACCTTAAACGGGATTTTCCGCGTGGACAGTGCGCCGCCCTTCGGATCGATATCCAGAATATCGGACATGATCATCTTGCAGCCGAACGCCTCCACTCTGGCTTCCTCTTCCCCCGCCTTGGCATAAAACATGAAATCCTGCGCCGGAATTCCCCGCCACGAGCCTGCTTCCTGGGCTTTTCGCTTAAGGATGGCGAAAGCCTTGATACTCAGTTCAAGCTCGCCCTCTGCGGACACATCCCCGTCAACGTAGCCATCAGGTACACCGCGCGTCTGCGTTGCCGCTGTGTTATCGGTAATGGTCAGCGTGATTTTTTCCACGTGAACCAGATCGCCGGTCATGAACACATCAAAGGACATGCCGCTGATACGTTTGGTCATGCGCTGGCCTCCAGAGTCTGATCAAGTAACAGGCTTACCGAGATTTGCAGCGGCACTTCATACGGGCGCAGCACAATGTAAATCTCGACGCGTTTTTTGGTTTTCCAGACAATCTGCACGTCGCCGTCTTTCGGCGGCTTCACTTCACCCGGAAAGGTCACCCCGTTGATCTGCACGGATTTGGACATTTCACGCAGCGGGGCAGCGAAAAGGCTCTGGTGCACGGCAATGCTGCCGGGCGTGCTGTTCAGCGAGCGATCACCGATTTTGCCGATGGCCAGCAGACGGACACGACGCGCCGCCTTGTCAGCAAGGCGCAGTGTCTCAATTGACTGATAATCGCCGCCCTCTACGTCCAGCGTGCGGCCATCAGACCAGTACAGCCCGTCATAGTCGGGATACCACATCGGCACGCTGTATCGCTGCGCCTCCAGCGCCTGGAGTGTGGCCACGCTGACCGCCTCGCCTGCGCCATCCAGCGGAAAATCATCACGTCCCAGACTCAGCAGCGCCCCGGTCTGCACCCGCGCCGGGCTGTCAGCGATGGTCACCGCGCGATTGCACAGACGACCGGCCAGCACCCCCGGCTCATTGCCCCACAGACACGGAACCAGCTGGACAGCTTTTTCCGCAATACCGCTTTGCAGCGCGGAAAGACGCGCCAGATAATCCGCCTGGCTCTCACCGTCGTTGAACCCTTCCACCGCCAGCATGAACCACACCCAGCGCCCGAATTTCGCGATAAGCGACGCCCGCAGCGCAGCGGCCTGGTTGATGGTGGCCTTGTTGCCGGTGGCATCGCACAACACCACCCCTTCAACCGAACAGACCAGCTGCGCGGCCTGCACGGCGTCGCCCCAGGCGTCTGCCGGTTCGTCGTCGGCCAGCACATGCATAAACGCCCACCAGTTCGCGCCTGCATTCACCTGCGCGGCTTTGAGCATGTTTTTCAGCGGGCTTTCCGCCACTCCCAGCAGCTCATCAAAATCCGTCAGGGCGTTCACTGCCTGCGTCTTACCGACGCCTTTAGTCCCCTTCCCGATAAACAGTGTGCAGCGCTCAACCTCTGTCACTTCGCCCTGCAACTGATTTACCTGGTTTACGTCAACACTCGGCCAGGTCATGGTTTCCCCTTGATATCCTGCGCTTTCACGTCCCAGCCAAAGCCGATGCCCTGTAACTGTCGCGCCAGCGCTTTGTTAAATTCGTCGTCGCTCATACCCAGAAATGCGCGGGCAGGAACCGTTATCACCCAGCTGGTTTTCACCGCCTTTCCGCTCAGTTTGCGGATGAGTAACCCCGCCTGTGCGTAAGGCATGGTTTCGGTAATTTCGCGGTAGGTCGGTTTTCGCATCCGCTTCCCGCGTTTCACCGCATAACCCAGCATGCGCAGCTTTTTGGCCTGGGCGAGGGTGGCTTTTTTGCCCGTCATATCGCGGCTTTTCTGACTGCCGCGACTGACACGCACCGACATGCCGTTTTGCTGCGCGTACCCCACCACGCCAGCCGGGACGGGGTTTTCCCCGTTGCGGTAGCCACCGCCCTGCAAATAGATGCGCACCGCGTCGATTTCCGGCATTTCCCGGATATGCAGCAGTTTCGGCAGATTGCGCAGCATCTTGCCCCGGCGCTTTGTCGCCCTGCCCGGCCAGGCGTCCCCCTCCGGTGACTGCTGGTTTCGCGCGTTGCGCTTCGCCGCAGCAATCAGCCCGTATTTCGCCAGGCGCCATAAAAGCCGCTGGCGCTTTCCGGGGGGCAGCTCCAGACTGGCCAGCGCCCTGCGCAGTTCAGCCAGCTGCTTTTTGTTAAGCTCCCCGTTCGCAAACATCAGGACTCGCCCACCGGCGCACCGGATTCATCCACGCCGTACACTGTGCCGCTGAGTGCCGTCCAGATTTCAGGCTCCACCAGTGACCAGCGTTCACCGCGATAAGGAATCAGCCCTTTCTGGTCTGGCTTAATCACCAGTTCGTCAGCCAGCGGGACACTCAGCACCACCGTGGCGGTTTTCTCATCCTCCAGCGTCACATCCCAGTCGGCTTCGGTACTGTCAATCCCCAGCTCGTCCATCACCGGGGCGGCATGCTCATCCATCCACACGTCAAGCAGGGCAATCAGCAGTTGCGGATCAACCAGGCGAAACGGGAAGCGCTCCCACGAAATCAGCGCGGTATAACGCAGCACGGAAAGCCGGTATTGCCCGTTCCCCATATCGCGGGCAGCAGAAACCACCTGCATGCCATCGATCTGACTGTCGAACCGCTCCCGCGCCCGCTCCGGCACATTTGCCCGGAAAAACGCGGTCAGTGAATCCAGTTGTGTTTTCATACCTTGCGCACCGTGGCGCGTTTCAGCCCCTTCATGTGGCGGATGGTGACGGAGGACTCCGCCAGCAACCCGGCGCGGGTTTCCTCGCTTTCCTGCCCCGGATGGCTTTCACGCCGCCCGATGCTGGCGAACTCGCCCAGCAGGTCGGCCTTTGCCCGCGCGAAAACGGCTTTGGTGTACTGGGCGCAAAGCCCGTTCACACCGTCCAGCACCGGGCCAGGCACATTTTGCGCAGCGGCATACCCGGCAGCGCGGTGCCTGTCGGCCACGTTCACCAGATCGGCATTCACCTCCATCACCGCCGCCAGCAGTGCGCCGGACAGGGTGTGCGCATCCATATCAGGCGGTAATGCCCGCTGTGCCTGAAAATCGGCCAGATTCAGATCCGGCCAGAATCCATCGTTGGTTAACGTGGCGTCCTGATAATCAACCGGATTTCCGCTAAACATGGTTCCCCCGAAAAAGGCGGGCTGACCGGCATCCAAGGCGCATTACACAGATGTGTTCTGCCCTCCGCCGCGCCCGCCCGGCTTGCGGTAGTCGTTATTGTTCTCTGGCCAGACTGCGGATACGCGCGGCAATCTGCGCCCGCAGCGTCGTTACGCCGACGCGCTTATACAGTTTTTCCGCGCTGGCCAGCAGCGCATCGGCCTTTTGCAGCGTCTCCACGTCCTCCACCGCCGTGGCGCGGGGCTGGCCGTTGTCGTCGCGTAGCAGCATCTGCCCGGCAAACTTGAACCATTTGGCCGTGATTTCCTCATGCAGCCGCCAGTGCTGCGTAACCTTTTCAAAGACCTGCGAGAAATACGGCTCCACGCTTTCACCCGCTGCCGCCGTCTCTTCCGCCCAGCCCATCACCGTGTCAGCCACAAAGGCCGGGAAGCGGCTTTTGATGTTCTCCGGCGTGGGCTGCTGCTGCGCGATGGCGATATCCGCAAGGCGCAGGGCTTCATCCAGATCGCCCGCGTCAAATGTCCACACCACGAACCACGCAAACACCGGGTTGTCGTAGACGTTCCCGCTCTCCAGATACGCGTCAACGGTCGGCTTCCAGCGCGGCAACAGTTCATCGCGCTTGTACGCCACGCGGTCGGCAATCATTGGCAGGGCACGCAGATACGCCACATCCTGATTCAGGATCTGCATCTGCATGTGCAGGCTTTCCATCGTCTCAACAGCCTGGCGCCGTTTAAGTTGTTGCTCAGCCTTAAGGCGCTGGCTGTGACGCTGCGCGGGTGAAAGTGCCATTTATCAGCCCTCTGCCGGTTCGGTCAGTTCGCCAATGGTTACCGCGCTTTCGTCGATGGCGGCATACAGCTCCGGCACTTCAACGGCGTACCCTTCGTTGCGCAGGTACTTGTTTTCGTACTGTTTGCGGTCGTCCACAAACTCCGCTTTGCGCTGGCGGGTGCCGCGCTGCGTGTAGATGTGCAGGTTGTCCAGCGTGGTCACGACCATGCGCTTGCCCGGCATAAACGGCGGCACAATCGCAGTACGACCGGCAATCGTGTTACCCAGCATCTGCGCGGCGATTTTCTCTGTCGGCTTGTCTGCGGCCTGATAAAGACGGAACTGCTCAGCGGCCACCAGATCAGCGCCGACCAGAACGACAAGACGCGGATCGGTACGGAACTGCTGCGGAATTTTGTCGTTAATGAGGTCAGAAGCCATCGCATCGAGTGAACGGTAATCACCTTTGTCATCCAGCGTGATGGCATCGGTGAGGATTTGATGGCCGGAATTCCATTCCTTCATTAAGGCATGCCAGCCCTTATTGACGTCCTCACCGTTCGGGTTGGTTTCGTAATTGGTGGTTTTTTCGATGCTCTTACCGTTGAACCCGATACGCAGCATATCCAGCGCAAACGCCTGGTTAGAGAAGGTTTGCACCAGCTGGAAAAACTCATCTTCGGTCTGGCCGGAATTCGCCCAGACGGAAAGCAGATCCCAGCGCAGTGCGGCGCAGGAATCCGTTTCAACGAGCCTGTACTCGTTGCCATCCACACCGACACGGCGGGTAAAACGCCCCGTTTCGCTGCGCCCGGTATACAGACCGGAAGCCCCGACCGAAATAACCTGGCCGGACAGCTGATCCACATCAGCGCAATAAATCATGTTGAGGAACTCAACGGATTCCAGCAGTGCAAGACGCAGTGCCGTTTCTTTCGGGTCGGTCATGGAGAAATAACTTGCGGTGTTTTCAACACCGTAGGCCTCCGCCATGCCAGCCGAAAACGCTTTCATCAGTTTTCGGGCGCGATCATTTAAAAACATAAATATTCCCCGCGTTGACGCGATATATAAAAGGGTTATTTAAAAAGGCTGTTAAAGGTGATTAAATTTCTTGCCTTTATTTTCACCAAATTTACGGCGAGGCAAATCACTGACTTTTTTATCCAGCTTACTGAAATTGGTCAGGATATTGGGAAGGTTATCGCGCAGACTGGCGAACTCTTCGGTATCCACCACATCGGCGATGGTATCAATATCACCCTGCGCGGCAGCGAGCTGTTCTTCCACTTTCGTCAGTCGCTCTTCGATGTTATTTACCGCTTCCGCCAGCACCTGCAATTTATCGTCACCGGCAGGTGTGTTATCGCCGGTTTCCTCTTCAAACTTCGGTTTAATACCAAATAATTTCTGCCATTGTGGCTTCATTGTTTCCGCCTTATAAATTTGTCCGTCTCGGGTCACTGAAAAAGCATAATGACCGGAATGTTTATTTTTGCGCTCGCTAAAGCGCAGCCGTGTGGTGCCCACGCTGGCCGGGGCATCTGTCACCCCCAGCCCCTTAAAATAGGTTCGCCCGGTGCCGCGCCAGTCTTCCTCCGGCTCAATGGAGAAATAAACCAGCTGGTCATCCCTGTTTGCGTAAATGAGGTTCATACTGGGGCTTATTTTTGCGTAAAGGCGGGCAAGACCATCATTTCCGTCCTGCCACATCGCTTCGCGTACTTCACCAAATGTCCCGTAACCACGTTTATGTTCAGGCCAGAGTCTCGCGGCGTAATGGTTAAAGTCATAGGTTTCCCCCATATCAATAATCCAGTCGCGATAAATCATTCGCCCGTCAACCGTATCCCCCTCAGTGGCAACACACAGCCAGTCAGTTAACAGATGAGACATTATTTCCTCTCGCCCCGCTGATTGTGCAAAACGATTATTACGGAACAAGCATCATCATTCACGCTCATAAATTCTTATCAATTCGGATAACCGCCTTTATCTGAATGAGCACGAATAATACCCGCCGTTTTTTAATATCAACCACGGCATAATTAAATCTATGGCCAAATACTCAGAAGAATTAAAAGGCGTTGCCCGCTCGCTTTATTTACGACGCGCCACGCCAAAAGAAATTGCATCAGAATTAAATCTGCCGAATGCGCGGATCATTTACTACTGGGCGGAAAAACATGCATGGGCTGACTTACTCAGCCACGAAAGTACAGAAGAGGCGATAGAGCGCCGCTACCAGCTGCTTGCCGGGCGCGACAATAAAAGCGACCTGGAATTAAAAGAAATGGACATGCTGATCGCTCACGCCACTAAACTGCGGGCGCAGAGCAACAAGCATAAAGAGAAGCTGGCAGAAAGCCGGGGAGCCACGCGCGACACTGCGCCGGGCAGCGGCGACGATGAGCCACGCAAAAAGCGCAAATACCGCAAAAACGATATCTCCGCGCTGACTCAGGAGGATTTCGACGCCTGGGCAGATGAGCATCTTTTCGAATACCAGAAACACCTTCGCCTTAACATCGGCCAGCAGGTCAGGAACATCCTGAAAAGCCGCCAGATCGGGGCGACCTGGTATTTTGCGTATGAAGCCTTTGAAAATGCGGTGCTGACCGGCGACCCGCAAATCTTCCTGTCGGCGTCAAAAGCGCAGGCCGAGGTGTTCCGCTCCTACATCGTGAACATTGCCGAGCAGTATTTCGGGATAACGCTCACCGGCAACCCTATCCGGTTAAGCAACGGCGCAGAGCTGCGGTTTCTGTCCACCAACAAAAACACCGCGCAGTCGTACAGCGGGCATCTGTACTGTGATGAATATTTCTGGGTGCCTAACTTTGCCCGGCTTAACGAAGTGGCCAGTGCGATGGCCACCCATGACAAATGGCGTATCACCTACTTTTCAACCCCTTCGGCCAAAACGCACCAGGCCTATCCGTTCTGGACGGGCGAGGAGTGGAAACAGGGCAGCAAAAAACGCGCGGCTGTCGTTTTCCCGTCCTTCAATGACATGCGTAACGGCGGCTGTCCCTGCCCGGATGGCCAGTGGCGTTACATCATCACGATGGAAGATGCGATCGCAGGCGGCTTCAATCTGGCCAGCATCGACAAACTGCGCAACCGCTACAACGACGCCACTTTCAACATGCTCTATATGTGCGTGTTTGTTGACAGCAAAGACAGCGTTTTCAGGTTCTCCGACCTGGAGGCGTGCGGCGTCGAAACGGACAAATGGCAGGATCACGACGCGGGCGCAGCGCGGCCATTTGGTGACCGCCCGGTATGGGGCGGTTTTGACCCTGCCCGCAGCGGTGATTTCAGCTGCTTTGTTATCGTCGCACCGCCGCTGTATGCCGTCGAAAAATACCGCGTGCTGCGGGTTTTCAACTGGCAGGGTATGAATTTTCGCTGGCAGGCAAAGCAGATAGAGGAACTGTTTAAAAAATACAACTTCACCTATCTGGGCGTGGATGTGACCGGCATCGGCCAGGGCGTCTTTGAAAACATTCAGCACTTTGCCCTGCGCGTGGCCGTGCCTATTCGTTACGACCGGCACACCAAAGATCAGCTGGTCTTAAAGGCCGCTGACGTGGTGGAAAGCCAGCGCATCGAATGGGACAAAGATATGAAAGAGATTGCGGCGAGCTTCATGGCCATTCGCCGCACCACGACACAGAGCGGCGGCGCGATGACGTTCGTCGCAGACCGCAGCGCGGTGACCGGCCACGCCGAGGCGTTCTGGGCTATCGCCCACGCGCTGCATAACGAGCCACTCAACTACGAAAACAAACCCCAGTCCCGCTGGCGGATCAGGAAAGAGGCAGCATGACAAAAAAGAAATACAACCGGGCACGCGATAACCGCAAAACCACGCCCGCCAGAAAAATGAGCGTCCTGCGCTTCGGTAAACCCGAACCGGTACTGACCACCGGCACGGACTACGCCGATGTGTGGTATGACAGCGAAGCGAATCACTACACGTTGCCGATTGACCGGCTGGCGCTGGCGCAACTGATTAACCTGAATGGCCAGCATGGCGGCATTATCCATGCCCGTAAAAACATGGTGATGGCGGATTACACAGGCGGCGGGCTGACGCGTGACGAGCTGGAAGCGGCAACGTTTGATTTCATCACCTTCGGGGATGTGGGCTTTGTGAAAATCCGCAATGGCTGGGGTGATGTGGTTGCCCTGGAGCCGTTGCCGGGGCTGTATACCCGCCGCCGCAAAAGCGGCGAATTTGCCGTATTGCAGCAGGGTGAACCCATCATTTACGCGCCGGAAGACGTGATTTTTTTGCGCATGTACGACCCGCAGCAGCACATTTATGGCCTGCCGGATTACATCGGCGGCATCCACTCTGCCCTGCTTAACAGTGAAGCGGTTATCTTTCGCCGTCGCTACTACCACAACGGCGCACACACGGGCGGCATTCTTTACACGTCTGACCCCAGTATGACGGATGAGCTTGAGGAAGAGATTGAACGCCAGTTGCGTGACAGCAAGGGGATCGGTAATTTTTCCACCATTCTGGTGAACATCCCGAACGGCCAGAAAGACGGGGTGCAGTTTATTCAGATGGGGGATATCTCAGCGAAAGATGAGTTTGCCAGCGTGAAAAATATCAGCGCCCAGGACGTGCTTAACGCGCACCGGTTCCCGGCAGGGCTGGCCGGGCAGATCGCGCAGAACGCCGCAGGGCTGGGTGACCCTGAGAAAGCCGAGCGCATCTATAAAAAGAACGAAGTGCTGCCGATACAGCGCCGGTTTATGGAAGCCATCAACAACGACCCGGAAATCCCGCCGAATCTGCATCTTAACTTCAACCTGTCACAACAAACAGACGGTGCGGCATGATCAAAAAAAGGTTAAAATCCAGGCACTCTTTTGCATCAGAGGTCTGGAATATGCGCGTGTTAAAAATTGAATGCCCGGAATGCGGTGCAAAAGCGATAATCAAGAAAACGAACAGGAAACACCGCAAAATAGCGGATATTTACGCCGCATGCAGCGATGTGGAGTGTGGGCACACTTTTGTTATGAATTTGACGTTTTCCCACACTCTCAGCCCAAGCGCTAAAACAGGTGACGTGTTAATTCAGACATTGATTAACACAATGTCACCCGATCAGCGACAGATGGCGCTTGACTTACTGAAAGCCCCCGCCGCCCTGTAAACCGCCCCCAGTCTGGGGGTTTTTTATTTCAAAATTTTCCAGCCTGTTTTCAAGCTCAGAAGCCAGTTCCGTTAACCAACCAAAAGCCAGGTCTTTTTCACTGCCGGTGCATTCACTCCGGGCCACCAATTTCAAAAGTAAACCAATGCGTTGCGTAGTAAGTGTTTCAAAAAACAAATCCTGCACTGCTCCCCCCAAAGGAAAATAACTGTATATGCATACAGTATACATTCGATAACATTTAGTGAAACAACTTTTTGTTGTGTGGTAGCCACTTACATATGGGAACTACCTTAAATCAGGCTCACGACCAACCCGGCCAGATCTCATTTTCCGGTTTGCTGCGTTGCTCCTGCAACTGGCCACCACGATAAATCAGTGACGTTCGCCCATATGCCAGCCCGCTGCCGCGCATCAGAATGGCTATTTCTTCATCACTTCCGGCAAAGCCACGGCGATGGAGATCCAGTTTTAATCGTCTGCGGGTTCCACCCTCCGTACAGTTATTGACAGAACTCCAAGCCGCGCCGGTGGCGCGAGAAAACACCGCCTCCGCTGGCGCTTCGGCCAGTTTCGCGACCTTCTGCCATTTCACAAGACGCGTGCACACTTCGGAATCAGGGATAAGCGGGGAATAGATACCCTGGACGCGCTGCACGTCCTCCGCGTACTCGTTGCCCTGCTCCGTGATTTCATAGGCGAGGCGCACAACCAGATCACGACGCTTCACCAGTGCGCCGCCCTGCAACTGGGTATACGCCGCCCAGTCGCCCACATCTGCCGCCGCTAATACGGCATCCATGCGGCTATCTACCAGCCGCTGATCGCGCAGGCGGCGCAACTCGCGCCAGACCGTGACCGGCGCACCGCCTATCTGCTGAAACTGCCGGATGCGCCAGCGGGAAGCCCACGCCGTAACGGCTCTGGACATATCACGCAGGTTTTCCCCGGTTTCCTCGTCCGTCTCGCCATCCAGCGCGAAACCGTCGATATTTTTAGAGATGTATTTTGCGATGTAGCCGGTAGCCGAACCTTTTTCCGGATCGATAGGCTCAACGTGAAAACGCGCCTTAAGCGCGTGGGGTGACTGTAGTTCTTCTGAATCTGCTATACGGGCGTAATAGCAAAGAATGTCACGCACCGCATCCACATCCTGCGGATGCATGAATAGCAACATGTGCCAGTGTGGCGTTCCATCGTGATGCGGCTCCACCACACGGAAGCCGAAAACTTTAATACCGGCGCGGGATATGGCAGCACGGCATTTCGCCCACACGCCACAAAGATAGCGCTGCGTGTCCTGCGGGTTACAGCCATTCCACTGGCTAACAAAGCCGCCTTTGCTGTGAACGGCGTGGAAACGTGACGGCGCGGTGATAGTGTAGAACTCCCCGGCCAGCCCCTCTTCATTGGCAATATCCTCAAAACCGCGCATGCGTACCATCAATTCACAGCGACGGATCGCCGGATTGGCCACACTGCGATAGACCATATCGCCAAGCGCAATCCGATCACCTTCGTCATTAATCAGGTCAAACTTTTTGAAAAACTCAGTGTTGCGCTTTTTCTGCTCCACCCATTCGCCCAGAGTTTTGCGCGATACATAGGCACTTGCGGCTTTTTGCACCTGCCCCACGGCAATGGCCAGATGTTCACGCTGGAGATCGCGGGCGCGTTTAAGACGCAGATACCACCAGTCCGGTGCCATCATGCGCAGAATGCCGGAATGCGCCTGGCGTTCCGTCAGCTTGTCAGCCATCAGCGCCCCCCAGTATGGGGCGGTAAAATTAATCAGTTGTACCAGCTCGCCCAGATGAACAAAGGCCAGCCCGGCGCGTTTTGCCAGCTCTTTTTCGTCCTTCGTTGCGCCGTCCAGCGTATCGGTAAAATCACAGAATGCTTTTGTCAGCCAGGCGGCAACGCGCCCGGCCAGCTTTTTCAGTTCGGCGCGGTCAAGGGACGGCAGACGGCCAAGCGCCTTACCAAAGGGGAGATCGTCAACATCGCCCGGAAGGGCATAGCGGGACATGACTTTGCGCAGGCGTGGCAATACATTCCCGGCGATAGTCTTACGCAGAAACGTATTGGCACGGCGACGGCCATCGGTACCGTGGTACAGCTTTTCGTATCGCTGACCAAAATACCCGGCCAGCCAGTCGGGTATTTCGTGGAGGTACTGAGAGCGCCAGGCGTAATCTTCCGCGTTAACGAACCAGAGTTTGCGCTCTGTAATCGTCGCGTCACGCGGTACGCCTGGCGCAAACACATCGCGCCGCCATGCATTGACGGTGTGATGCTGGCCATTGATTTCAGTGTTATTCGTAACCTGTGTCACTGGATACCCTTTACTGCCACGCTACACCGCCTTTGCTGTTTATGGCTTCGGCTTCCTCGCGAATAAGCTCCACAATCTCAGCGGCGGATAAACCTTCGTTTGCGGCATGGGTGGCCAGCTTATCGAGACGGAAAGAACATAAATCCGCAGCTGCGGCTTTACCTTCCTGCGTGGCCTTTTTAAGCATTAACGCCAGCGCCAGCCCGGCAGTTAAATCGCTGTGCGTTGCCGGTTCCGGGGTAATACGTGTCGCCATTTTCATTTCTCCAGGGCAAAAGAATCCCCGGCCATCGATATGGATGGCCGAAAAAGTCTCGTTTAATCAGTGGAAAGTCGGTGTGTTTGTTACGGCTGAATGGTTGGGCGCGGGTACTTTGTGAAGCGGGTACGTCTGGCGCCACCACTCCTGAATAAGGGCTTTAATCTCGCCCTGGCCAAGTGCGCCAGCGGTGTAGAACAATGCCCGCAAGCTGGCCAGCGCTTCAGTCTGTCTTTCTTTTCCTTCGGCCTCACGGTAAGCCGTACACCAGATCGCGGCATTGATGGCCAGCCAGTGGCGGGCATTGGTCATGTGTTCCGTGTCGTTAAAGAAAAACGGATGTAACGCAACACGCCCCGCCTTGTCCGTGTTTTTGGCCATAAACAAAGCCGAATAATTCATTGGAACGCGCCAGGCACTCAGCTCATGCGCGAAGGAATTTTTATCAACGGAAATAATGGTCATGCCTGTTGTCCCTGTGTTTTTTGCTGCCTTACCTGACTGCGGATCGCCAGCAGATTTGCAATTGGTTCTGACACTACTGGCGCAGTGTCTTGTTCGACCTTGGATTTGGTGCGGTTGATACGCCGAGATTCAGGCGATTCAAAATCCTGCTCTCGCAGTGAACCGAAACCTTTAAACATGCTTACCCCCCTCTCGATGCCAGAACGTAGCTGCATCATTTCCACACGGCCGGCACGGGCGTGAAGTTCGCTCCAGTTGCAGTTTGCAAGACTGGATTTCAAAAGGGCTTTGCCACACAGAGTGGCAGCATGGAGAACAACACCACGCCATGCAGGTGATAGCGAATCCCAAAACTTAGCAGCCTCGGAATATTCAGGAAAAAACTGGCCGACAACCTGCCGGACATGTTCAGGAGTACTTCTAGAACGCATGGACACCTCCAAGAAATTTAAACAGGCGACGCCACACCGGCAGCGGGCTTGTGTTGAATTTATGAACGTGAGACGGGTTCCAGCGCTTGCCGTTCGGCAGCTCAATCCAGCCATTCCCGTAGCTGGGAAGCTGCTGCGGCGGCGACTGGCGTTTAAGCATGGAAGCTATATCTTTCATGGGCGCACCTCATATAAGCCCGGTGGCGTTTGCCGTGACAATATCGACGGCAGCAGCCAGCACAGGCACGGACTGAAAGCGGGTTTCTACGGAATAGATGATCAGCGAAAGGCTTCTGATTGCATCGCTGGCGCGGTCAAGGATTTGATTACGGCGGGCTGCGGTCATCTTCTCTGGGGAAACCGCTTCTCCGGCGATTGCGCCAATACTGGCAACAGCAGTAAGAGCGCAATACTGCATGTTATCAGGCGTTGCATTGTTTACCGGAACGGACGGCTGGCAATTCATCTGACGCAGCAGACCATCCAGAATGCGCGGGTCTTCGGTGTAGTCAGTGATTGCAATTAGCTCATTCAGGGTAAGTTGATGCACCTGATCAGGATTCAGCTTGCAGCGCAGGGTTGCGGGGCGCATCCCTAAATCTCTGGCAAGTTGCTCCACGTTGTGCGCCAGCGAAAAGGCGCGGCAAGCGTTATCTAAGTGATCGTGTATGGAAACCGCATAATCGTACATGATTAACCTTTCCGTTATTGATAGCTTGAATAGATGTTCACGAAACGAGACAACTACTTGCCTTCATTCCAGGCATACCAATCTACGAAGACATGCTCTTTCGGCTTGTCTTTAGGTTTGATTCTCAATTTCCCGGACTGAACCCAATAGCGACCAGTACGAAGTTTTATATCTACACGTTCACAGAAGGTTTTAAGAGGAACCCAACGACTTTCAGTATGTGTTGCGATTGATGTTTTCATAAGGCAAAATCCTGTTTTCATTTGTCACCAGTGGCAACTAGTGACAAAGAATGTTAACAAACTACATGCGACAACATGAATTGTCTACATACGAAACAATGCGAAGACTATTCGTGATTTTGTCGTTTGTCAACTATTGCGAACTACAAACATGACAACCTACAACATCAAAACTGGCGCTCGTGAAGCCGTTGAACGAATCTGCGAAGCCTACGGGTACACATCGCGACTACAACTCGCAAACTATCTCGGCATGTCTGCCAGTGCCCTTAGCACAAGGATCATGAGAGATAATTTCCCTGCCGATTTGGTTTTGCTTTGCGCCTTAGAAACAGGAGCATCCATTCACTGGCTAACAACAGGGGAAGGCGTCAGATTCGAACAAACCAGTGATTTGAGCAGAATCCCAGCCTACAAGATCGAAGGCGCAGAGCTGCTACGGCGCTCGTCATTCATGTATGACAAAGCGCTCTTGCCAGACCACAAAGGAGAGCTACAAATAATTACTGACGGAAAAGTAAGCTACTTTGTTGATGTAGCTGCTTACCAGGCAACAGATGGAGATTTCTTAATTGAGTATTCAGGAGCAAAGAGCATAAAGGGGATAACACTATTACCCGGAAATAAACTCCGTATTGATTGGGGAAAATACCCCATTGATTGTGAAGTATCGGATGTATTGATAATTGGTAAAGTCGTTGCAAAGTATATGGTTGAATAAAAATGGCCGTCAGAAAGACAGATGATGGAGAATGGATTTGTGATTTACGCCCGAATGGCGTAAAGGGAAAACGAATCCGCAAAAGATTTAAAACAAAAGGTGAAGCTCTAGCCTACGAAAAATACATTTCAAACGAAATGGAAGATAAACCGTGGATTGGTGAAAAACAAGATAACAGAAGGTTATCTGAGATTATCGACCAATGGCACGACCTTTATGGTCGGACATTGACTGATTCCAAAAGGATGATGTCTAAACTACAAGCCATTTGTGCAGGAATGGGAAATCCTATTGCATCCCAGATCACTGCGGCTGACTTTAGTCGATACCGTGAAGGACGGCTAAAAGGAGAGATTCCAGATATTAAAGGACGGTGCATGATTGTAAAGCCTCGGACGGTAAATCATGAGCAACGTAACCTTTCAGCAGTTTTCGGAATGTTAAAAAAATTAGGACACTGGTCCTATCAAAATCCTTTAGCAGGAATTCCCACATTCAAGATCGATGAAAGCATGGTTTCGTTTCTTTATCCAAAGGAAATAAAAACCTTACTAGAATTTCTCAGTCAATCCAACAGCGATAGTGTGTTAACTATAGCAAAGATATGTTTGGCAACTGGGGCGCGTTGGAGCGAAGCAGAGAACCTTGAAGGATCTCAGATCACTCCATTTCGCATAACTTATAAAAACACTAAAAACAAAAAGGTCAGGACTGTCCCCATATCAAAGGAATTATACGATGAAATCCCCAAGAAACGAGGAAAGATATTTACACCATGTCGAAAAACGTTCGAGAGAGTAGTTAACAAAGCGGGCATTATTTTACCTGATGGCCAGTGTACACACGTCTTAAGACATACATTTGCAAGTCATTTTATGATGAACGGCGGAAATATACTTGTTTTAAAAGAAATACTTGGCCACGCCGATATAAAAATGACTATGATCTATGCCCACTTTGCTCCGAAGCATCTGGAAGATGCAGTGTTAAAAAACCCTTTAATGAATCTGGACAGCTAAATGGAAAAAGAACATGTCTACACAGTAATAAAAGTATCAGCACTTATCTCATTCTTTATTTTCATATATTTTTATTATAAATCATTAAAAAAAGACAATGCGTTTGAAATGAATGCAGGGAAATTGACTGATCAGCGTCTATTTTGGGCTTCAATCTTAGCACCTGCCTATGGTTTTATTACATTTGGTATCGTTGCATGGTTGGGTCATAGCATACAATTAGATAGCGCAGGTTTCAATAACTTCCTAGAAATAAGCAAACTTCCTTTAGCTATACTATCATTATCTGGTTTTCTAGGAATTATTGTTAATAACATTCACAGAACAATCCAAACAGATACACAAATAAAAGAAGCACAAAGGAAAAATAAAATAGATGCCTTTTATGCCCACAGAAAAAACACCATAGAGATATTGCAAAATCTTGATTTTTCACACATCCTTATTTTAAATGAAGTCATAGAACTTACTTTTCAGAATTGTTATTCCACTTACAAAAAAATATACCCCTTCGCATCCACCAATCGGAATGACTTTAGTCCATCACAAAAATTCATATCAAAATCTGAAAGGTTATGGTTGAAACTTTGCAATCTTTTAAAAAACACGAACTTCCCCACCCAACTAGAATATTTTAACCATCTTCTATTGATAGATGATACTTTATATGAAATCCATATACATTATGGATTTAAAATATTGAGAATAGACCAACTCTATAATCGAACATTTACCAATGAAGACAATATTAAATACGAATTCAGAACAACGCTCCGAGATGAGCATAATTTAAAATTGAATATTGCTGCATATTGGCTAGCGCATTTAGCGATTTCTGAATTGATGGAGGTAGAATTTACTACTGAATTCAAGAAAGCAACAGAAGAGCTATATAAATATCCAATAAACACTGAGGAAAAATATGGATCTTGGGCCACTGCCAACCTTGTCACCGGCAGCGCTCCGAAGATTTCAATCGTAGAATACCTATAGGATCCACATTTTGTCCATCAAAGATACTAACCATTGATCTCAGTTGTTAATCGCTGTTAATCAACGTACTGATATATAAGTTAATTTATTGATTCTGAGAAGCCTATTGGAGAATGTAGGAATTTCGGACGCGGGTTCAACTCCCGCCAGCAAAATGGCGGCAGGCATTTTATCCGTTCCCGGCCTAGACAGTCCTCGCGTATGAAGGCTAATAGACATTTCATGTATGCGAATGTACGCTCGCTTGATTACACATTTCATAAGCAAGGTTAGTTGCCTGACAAGAGAAAGGGGGGCTAATGTTTTTCCACAGCAAGAAGCAAGCTTTGGAGCACTTCCATAGTCGCTTTAATGAAGATGAGTTCACCTGTAATCTCAACTTTCATGAAATTTTTAACAAATACTCCTACGTTGCCAATCCAATTTCGCCAGCTCTGACAAAACAGCATAATCCAGCTCAAGCACCAGGCCCCAAAGAAACCTCAATGGGTTTCCAAAAATCAAAAGCAGATGTTCTTTCTAAATCGGAAAACTTCGCACCAAAAGCTAGCTCATTTGCTGCAGATCTACTATTAAAGGCTGCAAAAAGCCCGGCAAAAAGAGCAAGAAAAATAGAAGATGAGCCGTTACCGGACGAAGCAATGAAGGCTGTAATTGCAAGTAGAGCTAAAAGGAAAAAACCCGTCCCTTACGTACGAGAAGAATTTACCTCAGTATCAACATTAAATATTAATCAGCATGATTCAGATCGACCACGGTGCATCTATTGTGGCGACCATCGCTCAGGTATCGTTCGTGATCATGTGGTTTCGGTTGCCTGGAGAGGCGGTGTGAGACACTACGATCGTCGTCACACCGTACCATCCTGCCCACAATGTAACAGTCTACTGGGTGATAAACCCTTACATAACATTGCAGACCGTGCCGCATTTCTTGTTGGTGCTATTGAACATCATGAGCGCCGATATCTGTTTACTGTTGACAGGACGGCAGAGGAGCTAGCAGAACTAGACCACTTTTTGGCTATATCAGTAAAAAGCGCAATGTTTGAAAAGGCAGTTGCATTACATCGTATTGAATACGCTAAACAAGTTGCGGCAGGATATTATGACTACGCAACCATTAAGCATCTTGTTAAACAAGGCAGAGAAATTCCCGAATGAGTAAGCCACATCTTCACTAATCATTCATTGTGACCTGCCCCCAGTATTAAACACAATAATCAGTTAGTAATGTCGGTTGTTGACCCTGACCCCGAATATGATCCAGTCGTAATCAGGAATAACCGGCTTCATGTTGGCTGCATATTCTGCCAACCGGCAGACTTCTCAGCGAATTCGGATGGCGTCATCCAGCCCAGTGCAGAATGGGGACGCCTCTAATTATAGTGTATGCGCCAGGCCTCGATTTTGCACCGTACGTCCTCCAGAGACATGAACCCGTTCTCGTTCAGGCACTCCTGGCGCAGCCTGCCGTTGAACGACTCCACCGTGGCATTGTCCGTTGGTGTTCCCGGCCGGGAAAAGTCTATACGGATCCCGCGTTCATACACCCACTTGTCCAGCATTTTCCCTGCAAATTCAGAGCCGTTATCGGTTTTCAGCAACTGTGGTAAGGGGCGTCTGAGCACAATACTGTTCAGCATCTCCGCCACTTCCGTTGAGCGCAGATTCTGGCCCACGCAGATCCCCAGACATTCGCGAGTGTAGAGATCAATGGCTGTCAGCAGACGTAACCGATGCCCGTCAAATAAGGCGTCAGAGACAAAGTCCATGCCCCAGACATGATTCGGATACAGCCCCTGAGGCTGGGGCTGTCGCCGCTGTGCCGATTTATTGCGATGGGGACGTTTGAGACGCAGGGACAGGCCCTGCTCGCTGTAGAGACGGTAAATGCGTTTATGGTTGTCCCGCCAGCCCTCCCGCCTGAGCAGGATGTGAACCCGCCGGTAACCGTAATGCACGCGGGTTTCCGTGATCTCGCGGATACGCAGGCGCAGCGCACTGTCATCGGCCGCCAC